CATACACATGAACAACACGAAGAAATGGATTCTTGGAATGAAAGATTGCAGGAATTAATGAAAAGAGAAACGAATGGCCATTAGTATTGTTGTCTCACCTGCGGGAGATTCTCCAACAGAAATACAGTCAACCGCCAGGTCCATAAGAACTGTAAATGCAACAATTACCGCTTCAGGTGATGAAATGGAATCAAATATTGTTGTGGGTGCAAGTTCAACTGGAGTCTCTGAACCTGGTGTAGTTATAACTTCTGGTCCAATTTTAGCCACTATTATTGGTAAATATGCGGATCCTTTTTTAGATACTTTTAAATATGTAAGTAAAGGCAGTAGTGATAAAATAGAAACTCCCACAATAATTGTTGGTGTGCAGAAGATGCCTTTAAAAAAAGAACTATATGATTTAAACCAAGATACAAGATTATTTGAACTTAAAACATATCAAATTACTGTTAATTATGATGATGAGTTTTTAGTTCCAGGCACAGAAACATTTACAGTAACACAAAAAATAATGAATGATTTAGAGGGCATTCGTTCATTTATGGATACTTACTACGATTAGGATATAAGATGCCGGCAGCAACAAGAGTTGGAGATGCAGATTCCGCACATTGCTCAGGAATGGTTAGAGCAGTAGGTTCTGGCAATGTTTTTGTCAATGGTATTCCTTGGTCTCGGCAAGGCGATGTGAACACAGTTCATTTACTCCCAGGCTCTCCTTGTCCCGCACATAATGCTCCGATTGCCGCAGGTTCTTCAAAAGTTTTTGTGAACGGAAAAGGTGCAGGAAGAGTTGGAGATGCTTTGTCAGGATGCACTTCTGTGGCCGCAGGTTCTTCAAATGTTTTTGCCGGAGGTTGAATAAATAGAAGATGACAACAGTAACGACAATCGATAATACAACAAGAACATTTCGAGACTTGGACTTGGCGTTCACCATTCATCCTGTAAGAAAGGATGTCAATGTTTATAAAGGTGAATATGCCGTCATTAACTCCATTAAAAATCTTGTTCTAACAAATCACTATGAGCGCCCATTTCAACCTGAATTGGGAAGTAACATTCGCAGACTTTTGTTTGAAAATGTTGACTCGGTTATGGCCGCACAAATTGAGCGAGAAGTTGAAGAAACAATCAATAACTTTGAGCCAAGAGCTCGTGTTTCAAAAGTTACTGCGACTGCAACGCCAGACGAAAACAAATACTCAGTTGTGCTTGAGTTTTTCGTAATTAACAACCCAAGCCCAATTACAATTAATTTTTTCCTAGAACGGATTAGATAAAAATGGCAGACCGTTTAAGAGTTACCGAACTTGATTTTGATACAATCAAGCAAAATTTAAAGAACTTTTTAAATCAACAATCTGAATTTACAGACTATGATTTTGAAGGTTCTAGTTTAAGTATTTTACTTGACCTTTTAGCCTACAATACCCATTATAACGCATACTATCTAAACATGGTTGCGAATGAGTCCTTTTTAGATAGTGCATTGCTTCGTGATTCGGTAGTTTCACATGCTAAAACTTTAGGATATGTTCCATATTCTCAAAGAGCACCAATTGCAACAATTAATTTTACTGCACAGTCCGCAACAAGTAATTCAGGTAGTTTAACAATTCCCTCTGGGTTTGCATTTTTGTCAAACCAAATTGACAACACATCATATAACTTTGTTGTCTTGGATGAAATTACTGTATTAAAAGCGAACAATCAATATTATTTTGAGAACCTTGATATTTACGAAGGTCAGTTAGTCACTTATGTTTTCAACTATGACCAAGCATCAAATCCAAAACAAGTATTCAATTTACCAGATACAAATATTGACACAACCACAATTAAAATAACTTCAATTCCTGCCGCAGGCAATACACAATTAACTGTTTACAATAAAGTTACCGATGTTTTGGATGTGACTTCATCATCCGAAGTTTTTTATGTGCAAGAAAACAAAGGTGGTAAATTCCAAATTTATTTTGGTAATGATGTAGTTGGTAAAAAATTACCCGATGGTGCGGTTGTTTCTGTAACATACTTGGTTACAAATGGAACTGCTGCAGATAAAGCCAATAACTTTGTTGCGACATCCGCATTGGTAGATTCTTTAAATGAAGGTATCAACAATTATGTAATTTCTCCCATCTCTGCCGCCTCTGGTGGTTCATTAAGAGAAAGTGTTGATGAAATTAAATTTGGTGCACCTGCACAATTTACCACACAGAATCGTTTGGTTACATTTAAAGATTATGAATCATACATCAAGAAAAACTACCCATCGGTAGATTCATTGTCTGTTTGGGGTGGCGAAGATGCGATACCTCCTGTTTATGGTAAAGTATTTGTGTCATTAAAACCAAAACAAAATTACTATATCTCAGAAACAGAAAAACAAAGAATTGTTGATGATATTATTTCACCAAAAGCAATTGTTTCTGTTGGTGCGGAAATTATTGATCCACAATTCTTGTATCTTTTAATCGACAACTATGTGGAATATGATAAAAACAAAACAACTCAAAGTGCTGAAGCAATTAAAACTTCAATTCGCAATGCAGTTTTAACTTATAACAATACAAATTTAAATAAGTTTGATGCCACTTTTGTTCTTTCTAAATTGCAAGATTCGGTAGATGGTGTAGATTTAAATGCAATTCGTGGTTCAGAAACTATACTGAGATTACAAAAAAGATTTGTTCCAGAACTTAATGTTTCAAAAACATATCAGATTGAATTCAATGCTGAATTACACCGTGGTACAACAACCAATCGCTTAGCATCATCAGAATTTGATGTGTTTGATTCGTTAGGTGTCCGTAGAACGGCACAATTAGAAGAAGTCCCAAACTCATACACCGGCATTACAGAAATCAATGTGACGAATCCTGGTTTTGGTTATACTGTTGCACCAACTGTAACAATTACAGGTGATGGAACTGGTGCTAGTGCTACTGCAACAATTGTTAATGGTCGTGTTCAAAAGATTACGGTTGTTAATCGTGGTATTGATTATACATCTGCATTAGTTACTATTTCTGGCGGTGATGGAGATGGATATGGTGCTACTGCTATTGCGGTTTTAGATTCCAGATTTGGTGATTTAAGAACTGTTTATTATGATAATTTTGCACAGAAACAAATTATTCGTGAAAAAGCAGGAACAATTGATTATCAAAATGGTATTATTACTTTAACTGATATTCGCATTTTATCTGTAAAACCAAGTGATGGTTTTATTCGTATTTCTTTAGAATCAGAAAAAGGTATTTTATCATCTGCAAAAAATACTATTATTACAATTGATAGTGCAGACCCTTCTGCTATTGTAACCGAACTTGTTAGTGTCTAATGTCTGATTTAAAAACTTCTTTACTTGTTAATCGCCAAGTTCCTGAATTTATTCGGGAAGAGTATCCGTTATTCATTTCTTTTTTAGAAGCATATTACGAATATCTTGAAACTAAACAAGGCACTCAACTTAATGATTTAACTCAAAGAGCCAAAGACCTTCGAAATCTATCTGATGTTGACGATTCAATTGATGATTTTGAAGAACAGTTTTTTGCAACATATGCCTCATTAGTATCTAAAGATGTTGAGGTTGATAAAGCGTTTTTAATTAAAAATGTTTTACCTCTTTACTTAGCAAAAGGTTCTGAGAACTCGTTTAAGTTATTGTTCAGAATGTTATTTGGACAAGAACTTGAAGTTAAGTATCCTAAAAATGATGTTCTAAGAGCATCTGATGGTAAATGGAAAAGAGATGAGGTTATTAAGGTAACTCAAGACATTTCAAGTTTCTATACTGGAAATGGAACTAAAAAAGAATTCAATCTTGTTCCTTTTAACTCGGCATTAGATACAACCATTACAGTTTATGTGAATGGTTCTTTAATAGCAGCATCTAATTATTTTGTTCGTAAAGAAATAAACAAACTTTATTTTTATACTGCACCTGCAAACAATTCAGAGATTGAAGTATTTTATCGTAACATCAATATAGAAATATTTAAAAATAGAAAAATAACTGGTTTAATTTCTGGTGCAACTGCATTAATTGAAGAAATAGAGATTGAAACTATAAACAATGAACAAATTACTGCATTTTATGTAAATTCAAAAACTGTTGTTAGTGATTTTACAATTGGTGAAGCAATTTTATTTGATATTATTGCAAATGATGATACATTAATATATCTTCGTGCAAGAGCATTTTCTTCATTATTAACAATTACTGTTCTTGATGGTGGTGCAAACTATAATGTTGGTGATCCTATTAGTATTATTGTTCCTACTTTTGAGAGAGAACCAAAAGCGTTTATCTCTAAAACATTTAGTGGTAAAATTAATCAAGTAATAATTCGTGATGGTGGTGCTGGATTTCAAGTTGCAGCCAATGTTCGTGCAATAGGTATTCCTGAAGAAGAATTATTTTTTGCCGTAGGTGCAGTTAATACAACAGGTACTAATACACCAAATAGTTATACCATTTTTTCAGATGTAATTTCAGATATTGACCCAGCAAATAATATCATCTACAATTTAAATTGGGGTCTTTCTGGCGATACAGTTGCAAATGTAAATACTGTTATTTCACAAGCACTATCAAACATTTCTTACACCACTATTGGTGAAATTAGTAATGTTCAAGTTCTTATTTCTGAATTAGCAGTAACAACAACACCAACACTAAATGCAGACCCAGCGATTGTTGACATTGTTCCAATTGCAAATACAACCACCAACACAATCGTAAAAATAGATACTTTTGGTTCTTTAGGTAAACTAATAATTACTGACGGAGGCATAGATTACGCAGTTGGTGATGAACTTGTTTTTACCAACAAACCAATGAGTTTTGGACTTGGTGCTGCGGCCGAGGTTACAAATGTTTCTGCATTAGGAACAATTACAGAAGTAAAATTTGTTCCTGCAAAAATTACTGGAAATGCAAGTGTAACATCTGCAAGTAATGTAATGGTTCAAGGCTATGGAACATTATTTGAAACCGAGTTGTCTGTTGGTGACAAAATTATGATTGGTTCTAATACGAGAACCGTTGTAACTATTGCTTCAAATACTTCACTTAATGTAAATACAAGCTTCGGTTCAATTCTAACAAATAGACCAGTTAGACATTTGGGAAGATATTTGATAGGTGGTCAAGGATACACTAACGACAAACTTCCAACAATTACTGTAAGTTCTACACTTGGAATAAGTGCGAACATAGCCGTTACGACAATTATGGGTGATGGAGAAAATCTATTTCCCCGTGGTACTGGTCGTGCTGGTGAAATCCAAGAAATCACAATTCTTGATCCAGGTAAAGGTATTCGTACCACACCTCAAATTGTTTTGACTTCAACTGGTGACGG